TCGAGAGAGTTATCCAGAGCAATCACAAGAACAAGACCTCTAAGAAGATGGGGCTTTTGCAATTTTTTTTATATTATTTTTTATAAAGTCCAAAAAGCACCCAGAGTAAACCAATTGATTTTATTGACCTTTGTCACCTATTTACAAAACAATTGATTCGTGATATAATATCTCATGTTCAATAAATCACTTAGCTCGCGTATGGACTTATCAACAGTTTCGAAGGCATCGCTACAGAAACGAATTGATGCATATTTCGAATATTGCAAAAAGAAACAGAAACCAAAAACAATGACAGGCCTAGCACTTCATCTAGGCATTACACGAAAGACACTAACTGAATTCTCTAGGACAGATCGGCTAGGTGATGTTATCGAGAAAGCAAAATTACGATGTGAGAACGAGCTAGAAGAAAGACTGATATCTGGGATGCCAGCTACAGGTATCATCTTTGCACTGAAGAACAATTACGGCTGGCATGACAAATTAGACATTGATCAAACACTTCGAGGGACAATCTCGTTATCTGCATTATTCGACACAGCGGCTGCTAGACTACAGAACAGAAACGAAGAAGCTATTGAAGGCTCTACAGTTTCTGAGCTACCAGCTAATTCTGAAGTAGTAGCTGCAGAAGAAGACGATGACGATATTCCTGAGAATTTATTCACTAACTAGAAAACTATGCCGTTTAGCGTTTCTGGTTCTCGTTTACTAATATACGAGAAAGACACAGTAGGCTTATGCAAGTTGGGTACTATTCCGTTTGGTACTCCAGAGACTACTGCTAGCCTCTTTTCACGAGGTGCTTTAATTACTTGCGAAGAAGATGGAAAGATCTACCGGAATAAGGGAACAGTTGCTGCTCCTGTCTGGGAAGAACTTTCTTACGTGACTTCAGAAGACATTGATGAAAGCCTCATTCAGTCTGCTGATATTCTAATCTCAGCTGCTGACATTACTGCTACAGGTGCTGGTAAACTTGGCCACGCTGCTGGTGTACCATTAGTTGCTGATCCAGGTGCTAACAAAGTTGTAGACCTGATCTCTGCTGTCATGATTTACGATTTCGACACTGCTGCTTATACTGCAGGTGGAAACATTACTGTTAACAGCAACGGTGGTGCTGCTCTAACAGGTGCTGTTACTGCTGCTAACTCGTTAGGTGCTTCAACTGATAAGATTGTTAGATTTTTTCCGCTTTCTTATTTTGCGTTAACTGCAAATAAAGGACTTAATCTTGTCTCGTCTGCTGCATTTACACAACCTGGCACTGCTGCTGGTGTTGTTAGAGTTAAAGTCCTGTATCGTGTTATTACTACAGGGCTAGCGTAATCGATTACGAATTACATACGTAGTCAATCAGACCATGAATGACATAGAACTTTACATCAAATGGCAAGGCGACCCACTGCAATGGGTGTGCGACATGTTCAACTTACGCCCTCAGGGAGTTAAAGAAGAATATCAGACACTATACGATGCTGCTGTTGCTGATCGGAAGTTCTACGAATTCAAAGCTGGCTGGTTCAAACCGTTTGTCAAGGGTGAAGAAGTCACCTGGCAGCAAACTGCAATACTGATGGCAGTAGGTGCTGCTGTACAAAAGAAGGCATTACCGAGAATTTCGATTCGCTCTGGTCATGGAATTGGCAAGACAACAACGTTATCGTGGATCATGCTTTGGTTTCTGTTCTGTTTTAAGAACGCGCAGATACCGTGCACAGCACCTACTGGTGATCAGCTACATGACATTCTCTGGAAGGAGGTACAACTCTGGCTCTCGAGGATGCCGAAAGAGATTAGTTCTTTATATGAGTGGTCGAATGACTACATCAAGATGGTTGAATCTCCTCAGACTTGGTTTGCTAGAGCGAGAACAGCTAGGAAAGAAGCTCCTGAAGCTTTAGCTGGTGTTCATGGTGATGCTGTTCTTTACCTAATCGACGAAGCCTCAGGTGTACCAGATGAGATTTTCAATACTGGTGAGGGTGCTCTTACTGGTGATAACTTCATCTTGGTGATGATTTCGAATCCAACACGTCTAGTCGGTTATTTCTTTGACTCGTTTAATCGAGACAGAGAGAACTGGCAGACGCTGCACTTTAATTCAGAAGAAAGTCCAATCGTTAATGCAAGATTTGTTCAACGTATTATTGACAAACACGGAATCAATTCTGATGAGTACAGAATTCGTGTTAAAGGAGAATTTCCAGCTGAAGACGCAATTGACAATGGTGGCTATCTACCTTTACTTATCGATGCTGATAGGAGAGAGACGTCAGACAAAAGACTAATCGGAAGAAAGAGATTAGGAATTGATCCGTCTGGTGAAGGTAAAGACTCTACAGTCTTTGTTGTCAGAGATAATTATAAAGCTGTAAAGGTGAGCTCAGAAAAGATCTCTACGTCAAAGTCAATTGCTCAGAGAACAAGAACGATCATGGATGAGTACGGTATTGCACAAGAAGATATCACAGTTGATAACTTCGGTGAGGGTGCAAACGTTGCACAAGAACTTGCATTAGTCGGTATCAGAGTAAACGCAGTAAACGTCGGTGATGCTGTACCAAAGGAAGAAGAAGAATACGACAAACTTAACGGAGAGAGAACATTTATCAATAAAAGAGCAAAGGCATACTGGCTACTCAGACACTGGTTACGAACTGGTGGTGAGCTAGTTGAGAATAAGTCATGGAAAGACGAATTTCCAAACAACAGATATCGAACAGAGCTCTCTGGTAGAATAAAGATGATGGGTAAGAGAGAGATGAGGAGAGAAGGTATCAGATCACCGAATACGATGGATGCTCTGATGCTAACATTTATTGACGGTGAAGTAATTCCATCAGAGCCAGAAGTTAAACACGATGATTTTCTAGACGACGAAGACGATGGAACATTTTTATATCCTAGTATGAATCTATAATCTATGGAAAATGAAAAGAAAAACGAAATAGTTTCTCTCGGAAACGAAGGAGTCTTCGACGGTAAGATCGAGTGGCCAGAAGACGAAGAGATTATTAGGCGCGTTGAGCTAGAAAGAAGCAATGCTATTGACTATCGTGCTCCATTCGTAAATGACTGGCACGAGAACGAGAATCTTCTGTACTGTAGAAAGAGAAAGACTCTCTCGAAACGTTCGAATGTCATGCTTCCGTTAGCTGCTGGTTACGAAGACGTTTTGCTTTCTAGGTTAAGAACACCGATTACAGTAATCTTCGAAGGTGTTGAATCAGGAGACACTAGAAAGGCTCAGAAAGTTACTAGCTTATTTGAATTCGAAACTGCTGTCACACGAGAAGACTGGGAGTTCAAAGACGTTATGACGAAGAAGCTTGCTATTGTCTCTGGCAGAGGTATCAATAAGATTTACGCAGAATATCCATACAGGCACCGACTTGACCCAGTTGATCACTACGACTTCTGGATTGATCCATTAGTTAACGGAATGAACTTAGAGTCTGCACGTTACTTAGGTCAAGATAACATCATTATTTCCAAACCACAACTAGAGAAGAACAAATCTTATGACCAAGAGAAGGTTAAAGAGTTGCTCGGTCTCTTTCCAGATAACAACGCACCAGCACCAGACGATGAAAACTCAGATAAAGGAAATCGTCTCTTTGCTCAAGGTGCTACTTTACAAAACTTCACTCAAAGTGGAGAAGCATCTTATGTCTTTACAGAAGCTTATACACAGATCAACGGTATTCGGGCTTACGTGCTGTATAATAGAGACAAGAAGGTAATCATTAAGAAAACTGAGTTAGAAAATATCACTGGTTTCTTAAAGGACGAGAAGCAAGCTTTCTATCCATACGAATCTTGGGCGTATTATCCAGATCTATTTAACTTCTGGAGTATTGCTCCACTAACTAGAGTCAGAGAGATGTTCTATTTAAGAAACGTTTCTCTGAACCAAGTCTTTGATGCTGGTGAATCGAAGACGAGACCAATGAGAGCATTCGACCCGAAGACTTTTCCAGATGCGAGTAAGCTTATTTATAATCCAGATGCTCTTATCGCAACAGCGGGAGGTAGAGACCCTAGTAAGGGAATCTATACTTTTGAAGGTACTTCAATCAATGATCCAGCAGCAGTCGACTGGATCTTAGAGTCTCTGACAAACAAGATCACTGGTTTAAACACTGGAGCTACAGCTAACGAGACGTCAACTCAGAAAGTTGGAATCTACTACGGTAACATGCAAGAGTTAGAGAAGAGAATGACACTCTTCGAGCTCTCATACAATAGATTCCACCTACGACTTGCTCAGAAGTACTTATCATTTGCGAAAGATAGACTTGACAAGGTCGAAGCTATTAAGATCTTAGGTACAAACGGTGTTGAATATGAAGATATCACACAAGAAGACCTAGTTGACTTTGATATTAACATAACAGGTGGAGTTTCTAAAGTTAATGAAGATACTCTCTCGAAGAAAGCAAAGGCAGATGCTCTAGCACAACTAGCTATGAGTCAGATCGTCAACCAGAAAGTAAGAGTAGAACTAGCACTTGGTATCGTCGGATTCAATAAGGACGAGATCAAGAGGTTGTTAGATTCGTCAATCGTTGATCAGAATCAACTGACTAGAGCAGACGAAGACATTCAGAAGATCTTACTCAAGAAGAAGTTCAGGAAATATCTCAAAGCAGATATTCAGTACATGAAGAGAATCTTCGATTATGTATACGATCACGACTTGTCAAAAGAAGATGAAGATAAGTTACTGAAGTACATCGAAGAGATTCAACCTGTTGTTGTTCGTAACGTTTATCTCAGAGCGAAGCAAGAGTTATTGCAGAAGCAGATCGAGATGTCTATGTCTGGTAAACCAGGCCCTGCACCTGACTCTCCTGCAGCAACAGGAGCTAAGAATGCAATGCCTGTTGATCAAAACGATGTCGAATCAGCAGGAGCTCAGACAATGCAGCGAGCAGAGACTGTTCCTTCACTAATTCAAGAAGAATACTAATATGAAAGACTTCACTGAAGCAAGAGATTGTTTTACAGAAGCAGAAGACATTGAGAGGATCAATGAGATCGAGTCTCAATACGAGAAAGCACTACCGTTCGCTGAGATCTTAGAATCTAGAAGCGGTACAGCACTCGTTGAGTGGCTCAACTCGGAAATTACCAATCGACTCTTGAATCTATTCGAGTCTCGAGATGTGCAAGCGATTGCAGATCTAAAGGCTGCTGTAGATCTCAAGACTAAGATATCTAATTCACGTGATGCTAAGACCTCGATTGAGTCTTGGCTCGCTAATCTTTAAGTTTATGCCTAGACAACAGTCTAACGTCAACGAAGAGAAAGACAAAGACCTAGACGATGAACAGTTACCTGTTGCTACTGAAGAAAAAACGGTAGCTGCTCGGTTCGTCGTTAGAGCTATGTCTTCGAAGAGAGATGCTTACGGTGTCTATTCTTCAGAGAAAGGTTTACTCAGAGTTTATTCTGAGAAAGATGGTGTCGAGAACCCGAAGGAGTCAGCGATTGCTTATGCTAATAAGCTAAACGTTCAGACTTCTCCGCTATTACCTCGCTTTTAAGTTAATTATTAAATACAGACCGCTACGTCTTGAAACTGGTTATTACAGGTTAGCAACCTTGATAGCTATCTCGATTAGTGATCTACTAATTTATGCCCAATGAAAAGAGCAACAGTGAGCCAATCGAAGAAATTATGAATGGACTCGATTCTCACGAAGACGACGAATCTGGTCAGTCGGGAAAGAAAGACCAGGAAGGAGAAGGTGATCCTAAAGACACCGAGGACGACGAAGATGAAGAAGGCGATGAACCAGACACATCTTATCGGCCGACTGGAGAGAAGAAGGCTAAGAAAGAGTCTTCAAGTGACACAGTTCCTCTTAGCGTCTTTCTTGAATTAAAGAGAGACTTTAAGGCTCTGAAGGAGCAACTCTCTGGTGATTTAATAAACAAAGACATTGATGAATTCGCTCAAGCTGCTGGTATCGAGCTAGATGTAGCCAAGAAATTCGTAAAGATGATTCAAACGAAGACGAAGGAAGAAGTTCTTCAAGAAGTTGAGGAGAAGATTAAGCCGGTTGCTAAGAACAATCTAGCTGAAGAGAGCATTGCTCTATTCGAAGCAGATTTTGAAAAGTCAATCGCTTCTAAGTATCCAGAACTAGCTGGAAAGAAGGATGTCTTTCAGAAGATTGCATTTAGCAAAGACTTCTTACATCTAAAGACTCTTGAAGACATTCGAAAAGAATTCTATCCTAATGCAACGAAAGAGAAGAAAACGAAGAAAGACTCTCCAGAAGCTGGTTCTCAAGGTGCAAGTACTAAGGCACCAGAAAATGTTAACTTCGCTACGATGGACGAAGAGACTTATAAGAAAGTATTGGCAAATCCAGAATCTCGTACTAAGTACTACGAGTGGTTAGATTCACAAGGTCAATAAGCTAATTAACTATGTCTGCTTTAACTGCATTTAAGGAAGCATTTGTACCTCGCTACCAGGACATTCTTGGTAAGACGATGGTTGGTTTTGTAGTTGGCAACACTCGCTTACAGTCACAGTTAACTGAAGGTAAAACTGTTAGTCGTTCCATTGCTGACTTCTCTGACATCTATGTGAGAGACGTCACTCGGTACACTGATCGTACTATCAACGGTGTTGGTGATTCTAACGAGCAGTTGACAATTGACAAACAGAAGTCTGCTGACTTCAAACTTGATAGCTGGGATAAGTTACAGAACGGCCCACGCAAGATTGGTGAACTTGCTGCTAAAGAGTGCACTTTGAAATTACGTCGGTATATGGATGCTGACATCCTAGGTCAGACTCTAAATGCCTTCGATACATTTGACGATGGTGATATTGGTGGTACTGCTGGTAACGGTATCTCTCTGTCCACAACTAACTTCGCTCAGGTCTTCTCAGACTTAGGTGCTAAGTTAGCTGCTAACGATGTTGAAGATAACGGAGACCTAGTTCTAGTCACTGACCCATACGTCTTATCTATTGCAAATCAAACTTTGTTAGGTAAGAATATCGAGATGACCGGTACTACTTTCAAGAACGGCTATTCTGGCCCTATCGTTGGTTTCAGAACTTATCGTTCTAACAACTTAACATTTACAGCTTCGTTGTCACTAGGGCAAGCTGTTACTGCTACAGATACTGTCGTTATCGGCGGTGTTACTTTCCAGTTCGTCTCGTCTCTAAGTGCAAGTCCAGCAGTTGCTGGTGAAGTTTTAGCTGGTGCTAATGCTGCTGCTTCGAGAGCCAATTTGGTCGCCGCTATTAACGGTGCTGCTGGTGCTGGTACTACTTATACTGAGGTTTCTGATGCTGACAGGAAGAAGTTAATCGGCTGGAGAGTCGTTGCTTCTGCTTCTGGCACTTCTGTTAACTTAGTCTGTACAGGCTCTGGTCG